TCGAGCCAGATTCAAACGGTGGCCGGTATATCGGGCGACGTGACGAGCGTTGCTGCTGCTGCGGCTGCTGTAACCAACGTGTCGAACAACATGGCGTCGGTCACTTCTGTGTCCGGCAATATGGTTGCTGTATCTGCGGTTGGTACAAACATCAGTGCGGTTATTTCGGTCAACAATAACTCGACCAACATCAATGCAGTCGCTGCGAAAACCACTGAAATAACGACGGTTTCAACAAACATTGCAAACGTCAACGCAGTCGGCGGCAACATAGCCAACGTCAATACCGTTGCCGGCATGAGCGCGGCCATCACTTCGGTCAACTCTAACGCGGCAAACATAAACACCGTCGCAGGCATTAGCGCTAACGTCACCACGGTTGCGAATAATTCTTCCAACGTGACAACGGTCGCCACCAACATTGCAGACATTCAGACGGTGGCCAACGATCTGAACGAACCAACGTCAGAGATCGACACCGTAGCGACCAACATTGCCAACGTCAACAACGTAGGCAACAACATTTTGAACGTCAACACCGTGGCTGGCATATCGGCTGCAGTGTCGACGGTTGCCGGCATGTCGGCTGCAATCAACACGGTCAACAGCAACGCGGCCAACATCAACACGGTGGCCGGCATCTCTGCTGACGTGACCGCTGTGGCAGGCGTCGCCGTAGATGTTGGGATTGTGGCGGACAACATCACCGATTTGACGATGTTCTCTGACATTTATCAGGGAGCAAAAGCCAACGACCCATCGACCAGAAACGACAGCACAGCGCTGCAAGCAGGCGACCTGTACTTCAACACCACGTCTGACGTTATGAAGGTGTACGACGGTTCGGTGTGGACCGCTGCGTACGTCTCTGGCTCCGGCTTCTTGGCCGCTGCAAACAACCTGTCTGACGTAGCAAGCACATCAGCGGCACGCACAAACCTGGGCCTGGGCAGCTCGAGCTCGGTAACCTTTGGCACCGTGAACGGCGTCAGGGTCGGCACCGGCAACGTCAACAGCAACACGATCCTCGGTGTATCTGCACTGCAGGCAAACACGACCGGCGGCCAAAACGTGGCCATCGGCAGAAACGCGCTTGCTGCAAACACCACGGCAAACGACAACGTCGCTGTCGGTTTCGATGCGGGTAAAGCGCTTACTACCGGCGGCAACAACATCGCAATCGGCGTGTCGGCTCTCGAAACCAACACTGTCGGCACAAGCAATGTTGCAATCGGCACAGGCGCTGCCAGAGCCACGACTGGCGTCGGCAACGTAGCCATCGGCGAGCAGTCGATGTATTCGCAGGGCAACGTCGACTACAACATTGCCATCGGCGCATCAGCTCTGAACGCAAACACCACAGGCCAGCGCAACACGGCTATCGGTACACGCGCCCTGCTGCTCAACACTACCGGGTCAGGCAACACAGCAATCGGTAGCGACGCGCTGTACAGCAGCGTCACCACGAGCTACAGCACTGCGGTCGGCAATTACGCAGGCGTCAATACCACGACCGGCGAAATTACTGGCTTGGGCAACAACGTGCTGTTTGCCAACACCACCGGTACGCAGAACACTGCAGTGGGCGCGTATGCCCTGGACGCCAACACCACGGGCTCGTACAACACGGCAGTCGGCCGCAGCTCGATGAGCGGCGTCACCACCGGCGGATCAAATACCGCGCTGGGCTCATCTGCGCTGCTTGTGGCAACCACCGGCTCGTATAACGTAGCGATTGGTGCCAACGCTTTGGTTGCTGCAACAACCGGCCAGCAGAACGTGGCAGTGGGTGCAGGCGCTTTGCTAAACAGCACAACCGGTACCTGGAACACAGTCATCGGTTACAGCGCAGGTTCGGCAATTACCACCGGATCACTCAACACCATCATCGGTTCATATAGCGGCAACGGTGGCGGTCTGGACATCAGAACGTCTAGCAACCACATCGTGCTGTCAGATGGCGATGGCAATCTGCGCCAGGTGTTTAATGACAGCGGTGCAATGGGTATCAATGGCGCCAATTACGGCTCAAGCGGCCAGGTGCTCACTTCAAACGGATCTAGTTCCGCGCCGTCCTGGCAAACCGTCGCCGACCCAGTCGCGATGGCATTAGTTTTCGGGGGTTAATTTATGGCACTCAAAGGTAAACCACTTGTACTGACGACATCCGACCAAGATGTCTATGTCTGCCCAGCAACGCAGGAGGCCAGCGTCCACGCCCTGGTGTTCTCTAACGTCACTGCCGGCGCAATCACAATCTCGATAAAGCGATACATTGCCTCGACAGGCGCGACTACCCAATTGGTAGCTGCGCTGTCTATTGCTGCTAACTCGACGTACAACTGGCCCAAGCCAATGAACATGGCGGTCGGTGACAAGATCATCGCGTCAGCCTCGGCCAACAGCTCGATCGTTACCGACTACGGTGTGTATGAAAACTCGGCCACGCCTGCAGCGGTTGGCTTTACGCCACGCGGCGCCTGGTCATCCGGGTCCACGTATGCGGTCAACGATGTGGTCACCGTCAGCGGCACCAGCTACCTGGCAATCCAAGCAAGCACAAACCAAAACCCGACGACAGCAACGGCGTACTGGCAAGTGCTGGCAGCCAAAGGCGATACCGGTCCTGTAGATCCTACGACGTCAAATACCTTTACCGCTGCGCAGACATTCAGAGCTGCAAACGCAATCCGGTCAGAGGCCGCGTCAACGCAGGATGCAGTGGTGATTGCAGGCCGAGCTGGTGGCACCAGTTCGTATGCGGTGACGTTAACGCCTGCCACGTTGAGCGCAAGCAGAACAGTCACGATTCCTGATGGTGGCGCCAACTATACGCTTGGCTATCTTAATGTTCCACAGTCAGGATCTGACAAAACTAGCTCATACACTTTGGCGACCACCGACATCGGTGAGTTTGTCGGCGTTGGTTCGGGTGGGTCGATCACGATTCCGAACTCGACCTTCGCTGCTGGCGACATCGTGTCGATCTTCAACAACACGACCGGCAACATCACGATCACCTGTTCGATCACCACGGCCTACATCGCAGGCACGAATACGGACAAGGACACGATGACATTGGCAACCAGAGGCGTTGCGACGATTCTGTTTATCAGCGGCACAGTCTGCGTCGTTACAGGAAACGTGTCATGAGTGGCATTATGGCTATGCTGTTGGGCAGGCTTGCTGCTGGCGGCGGCACGTTTACTGTTGTTCAGACCTTTACCGCAACTGGCACTTGGACTGCACCTACTGGCGTGACCGAGGTTGAGTACCTTGTTGTCGCAGGTGGTGCTGCTGGTGGTGCAGACCGAGG